CCGTACCCGTCCCCGGACCCGGACCCGGACCCGGACCAGGACCCGGACCCGTACCCGGACCCGTACCCGTCCCCGTCCCCGGACCCGGACCCGTACCCGGACCCGGACCCGGAAGGCTTCAACTTTTCCATTCGGGAACGGCCTTGATGGAGGTCTCCGCTTCCGGAGTTACATCGAGAATTTCAATCGCTTCGGTGAGTGTGACCGACGGGACGGCCACTGGGAATTTGCAGTCTTTTGGCCGAGAGGTTCCAGAGACTGCGAGTTGGGAAAGCGAGGCCGCGCCTGCCCAATACCACAGGCGCCGCGCATCGGTGAGCACGACTTCTTTTCCGTCGCGCGATTTGAGGTTTCCTGCGAATACTCCTGCGGAGTAGGTTCGCACGATGACATAGGGTTGTCTCAATTTTGGCATTGTCTTTCCTCCCTGTGAATGAGTTACGTCAACCGCTCAACTTTGGTAGCCGGCACGTCGCCGGACTTGTCGAGCGAAAGAATATAGAAAACAGAGTTGGGCGCCTTTGGAATCTCCCGGCGCAGGTCCGACTGGAGCACAATCACCTGGTCCAGCCCCGCTCCCATCAGTGCCCGGTACATCTGGCCCCGGTTGGCGTCAAGAAAGAGCTCTGCCTCATCCACCAGCACGAAATTGAATCCGCTCACCTTTGCCAGTGCGACCTGGAACGCGATCGAGAACGCATGGCGCTGCGACTTCGAGATGGTGCGCAGATTGAAGACGGCATCCTTGCCAGAGAACGACAGACCGAACTGGTACGGCTCGAATTGGAGATGCGCCTGGTAGCCCCAGGTCGCCAGCACTTTATTCATACTGCCCTCGAACCCGCCCACATGCTCGTCGAGCAGCTTGGCCTGGATGCCTTTCGGTCCAAAATACTCGACCAGCCGCTCCAGAGTTCCCTGCTTCGCGTCGAGCTTCTTCTTGGCCTCCATCGCATCCATGTAGGCTTTGCGGCCCGTCTCAGCCCAGATGGCTCCGTTCAGGGCGGCATTACCTTTCTCGATGCGACCGTCGAGATCCGCGATGGCAAGATCAATCTTTGTGGTGTCTGGTTGAGCGGTTTCCTGATTGCCGTCGATCTCTGCGGCAAGCTCCGCGACGTCCTTCTCAATCCCCGCGATATGCTCGTCGACCAGTTTCAGGTTCTTCTCGGCTTGGGCGTGGTCGGCCAGCACCTTCTGCGCGCCGTCGTAGTCGCCCAGGGCCTTACGGTCGGCTTGGAGGCTCCGCTCCTGGTCTATCAGAGAATCCTGCTGCTTGATGAGCGGTACGGTGATGCGCTCAAATTCAGCATCACTTATCGGCTGCGTACAGGTTGGACATATGCCTGCGTCCCCGAGCAGGTTCAACTTAGTCAGTGACCGGCGAACCTCGGCCAGTGCGCCGGCGTTCTTCTGGATCTCCTGCTCGATCGTCTTGCCGCGCTCGGCGTTGGCGGCTAACTTCTCAGCCTCCTTGAGTGCTTTAGCTGAGAGGAGCCCCTTGGCAATCTCCGTCCGCCGCGTCTGCTCGGTGGAGAGTTTGAACTCCAGCGCCTGGATCTTGTCCTGCGCCTTCTTGCGAGCATCATTGGCGCGGGCCCACTTGCCGATGGCTTCATTCCGCGAAATGGCGAGTTTGGTCCGCTCCGCCTGGCGCTCTGCCAGCCGTGCGCGGATTGCCTGCGCATCCATCTCCTGGACCGGGACGGGCTCCGGCTCTTTCCAATCCTTGATGCGCCGGTTGATCTGCTTGCGCTCTTCATAGGCCGCGTCGTAGGCCATGCGGATCACGTCGAATGCCTTGAAGCTCCAGTCGACGGTGAGCGAGCAGTCATTGACGGCACCCTCGACCCAATCGTCCCAGGTAACCGATGTTGGCAGGATGATGCCTGCAAGCAGTTTCTTTTGCCGCGCGTCGTCCATGTCGATGAAATAGCGGCCGTTGCAGAGGCAGTCGAGTATCTCGCGCTTCATGGCCAGCGTTGAGAGAAAGTCGGCACCGGTCCAGGATTCGTCGGCGGGGTCCTTGATGATGACCGTGCGGCCGGATTTCTCAGTGATAGAGCACCGCATCTTTGCCGTGCGGTCGCCGAGCAGCGCCTTGTCGGTAATCTCAACGGTGATGGCGCACTTGTCGGAGCCGCGACGGATCAGGTCGCGCGAGCCGGAGCCTTTGTCGTCAGTGCTTTCGCTGCGGCCGGAGAGCAGCATTTGAAAGGCCTGCTCGACGCTGGATTTGCCTGCGCCGTTCTCTCCGCGGTAAACGGAGAGTGTATCGAGCGGCATTAAGCTGTCTTGATGTGAGAGCCAATTGATGAGATGGAGAGATTTGAATTTCATCGTTCCGTACCTTTCTTAAAACGGTTCCTCGTCGTCCGGTTCGCTGCCGATGATCGTGTAACTTCCGCCTAAGACAAGATGTTGGCAGGCGTCGTCCCAGCGGTAGTCATTCGGAGCAAGATTGACCACATTGGTATCGGATTCCTCATCACCGCCAATCCAGACCTGACCACCGCACACGTCGCATTGGATGTGGTAGTTCATTTGCGAAAACTGCCTGCCTCGGGACAAGTGGCGAAGTGACTAGTTACAGGACTAGACCCCTCGGGCATCAGGTCAAACGGAGACTTCTTGCCGTTCGGAGTAATGTACCATTCCACTTCCCGCTTACAGCCCCGACAGACGCCGTGGTTCTCAAACTTGTAGCCTGCTGCAATGAGCGCGTCTCTCGTCGTTGGGAATGGCATCGTCGTTCCTTTCGGTTGAACTACTCAAAAGCCGATTGCAGCATCCGGTATATCTCTTGCTGCGCGCGAGTGCCGTTGAATGGGTTGGCGTGCCAGAAGTGCGCGGTTACATTGAACTTCAAATCGATGTCATCTGCGGTCACTGGATTCTGGAGAGTCATGGCAGGGGTGAAAACCATTTCTCCCGAAGGATAGCCTGGATATTTCGCCGTCGATGCCTTAGTGAGGTCCTCGTTGATCTTGCGGTTGATCCCGGCGGCAGAGATCTCCATGAAATCATGGACTATCTTCTTATTTGCCACGTCTTCAACCATTCGTTCGCAGTGTCGGCACATAGTTTAACCTCTCGTTTGAATCCCCGACCTTACCCGTTTATCGTCTTCGACTCAGGTACGGGCGCAACATCTGTGGCCTTGCGGCGGCCGGAGAACTTGTTTGATGCGCGGGCCGGGCTTGTTACCAGAGATTGCCGCCTGTCTCTGGCTGATCTTCTTGCGCTTGCTCGACCGGCTCTTGCGCTGGCGGCTGCTTCTCGGGCTCTGGCTGCGCCTGGGCAGGCTCGGCCTGTTGCTGCGCCGGCTCCGGCTCGTGGTCTTTGCCATTCCCGGCCTGCGCCCGTTTCCGCACGACCGCCTTGACCGCCTCGGTGCGCGTTGCTGACTGGTCGATGATTTGCTTGGACGCGCTGGAGATAAACTCCGGGCTGCCCTCGATTGTCCGCGCCTCGTCGTCGTCCACAATGCCGGAGATCGAGAACGCCACCCGCGCGCACTGGACGAACGCCCGGTTGCGCGTCATGCGGATCGGCATGGTGTTCCAGGGTACCGTGTCGCGCCGGCACTCGTGGGTGTACTCGGTGACGACTACAGGGAGCGCACAGTCTTTGCGGTGGATCTTGCAGGTTACCGCGCGAATGAATCCCTTGTCGTCGAAGTGCTCCTCAAACTCGATTCCATTCAACTCCTCCTGCCGATTGACGATTGCGGCCCAGCCGTCGACGCCGACGACGATCAAGAGTTTCCCTTTGGACCGGAATGCGTAAATCTCCTTCGTGAAAGGATTGAGGTTGTAGGCATTGCAGACGATCAAGGCCGCTGCAATCTCTTCAGGCGCAAGGGGCGGCTCCTTGTCGCTGCCCTTGAATACTGTCTGAGCGACGATGTTCATAACTTTGTTCGGTTCCAGGTCGTACCGCTCGCCGAACTTGGCAATGATGCCTTGCCGCTGGGGAACTAATGCTGTTTGCTGGTCTGCCATGTCATGCCTTTCCTGGTTAGATAACTTCGATTGCAGTTGGTGACCGGAAGAACTTCCCTTTGTTGGGGCAGTTGTCAACTTCGTCGCGCTCCGAGGCGTTGACGTAACTCGCATCGCTGCCACAGTGCTCGCCGATCATCTGCTTGCGCTCGCGGTCCCAGTGAACGATAATCAGCGTGCCGCATCGCTCGCAGAAAAGAGACACGTTGTAGAGAGTTACGCCGCTCATTTCTTCCACCATGCTCGCAAATATGCCGTGCCCTGCTTCGGCTTCGTGTGCTTCTTGACGATCTCGGGATGCAGCGGGCCCACTTCCTCGCCCACCGCGGCGTAGTCGGTAACGTCCTTCTCTTCCGGCCTCACCCAGCCCACGGTGCCTAGTAGCGTGACGCACTTCTGAGCATCACCTATCAGCGCGCGCAGATGGTTGTTCGCCAACTGCTTTTGCTCGGCTGCTTCTTTCTCCGCGTCGTCGGCAGACTTCATCTCGCTCGTCCAATGCAGAATGTCCGGCGTCGGCTGCAGAGCCTTGCCGGTGTTAAGGCTGAACTTGCGCGCGAGGTAGCGACCGTAACTTTCGGACTCGTCGATGGCCGGCTCGACCCGCTTGAGCACATTGTCGAACCAGAACGAACGGCACGCCTCGATCATGTCGCGCTCAAGGTCCAGATCCCGGTTGATGTGGTACTGAGCCAGCGTATTGCCGGAGAACAGGACGCCGAAGTTCCAACCCTTCGCGTCACAGACCGCCGCATACCAACTCGCCTGGACTAGATAGTGCGCCGGGACCTCATCGCTGCCCTCGGGCCCCCAGTCGTCGGACTTTCGCGAAGCGCACTTGATTTCAAGCCCGCAATGGACCGATGGAATCCAACCGTCCGGCGCCCCGAGCATCCACGACTCGCGCCCCTCGATCAGCGTTGAATCCCGCCATGGGCGGGACTTGGGAAAGATCGCCGCGAGATCGGCCGGCGCGGTGACAGCCACACCGAAGCGCTCGGCGTAGCGACCGCGCACCAGGGGCTCCATGGCACTGCCCCAGTAGAGGCACTCCTTGTCCAACTCTGGCTGGTCCTGCGGGTTGACTTTACCTGCGTAAATGTCAATCGGCCGCTTCCAGGGACTCAAACCGAGAATCGCTGAGGCGTCAGTCCCGCCGATCCCGCCCGATCTGGACGCCGCGTAAGACTCCTTCTGCTCGTAGATCGCCATTAGAACGCCCCTGCCTTTCTCAGCAAATACACAACATGCCCGGCCAGCGTCCGGCCGGCGTCGAATGCCTCGTTCCGCAATTTTGCGGCATCCTGCTTGCTCAGCCGAATTCCGACGCAAACGGTTCGCGGAGCCGCCGGCTTGCGGTTTGTGTCCCTCTTGCCCAAAGTTCGCATTGGTTCAACTCCAGTGATAGCGACGTTAGCAGTTGTGTTGCTGGTTGTCAACGCTTGCACTCTCCGGGGGTACCTGTTCCGTCAACACCGCTTCCATCCGGGCCCGCTTGCCGTTGCAGGCATACGTGTTGCCGACGACCCATTTCCCTGGGTGAAATTCGCATGGGTAACTGTTCATCTTCACGCCATAGACCACCTGGGACGCGCGGGCAGCCTCATCGGCCCTGCGCTCGCTGTTGTAGTGCCGCTTTCCGCGGCAGGATGACGCCCATTTCTCTGACATTATCGTGTCCTTGAAAACTCGACGCGCGTGGATTGTTTCCGCTTCTTGCGGACTCTTCTTTCTGGAGGA